GTAAGTTACAACACAGACTATGAAGCACATGATACCAACTATAGAATGGCTGTGATGAGATCAGCAAAAGATTTAGTTGGAGATAACCCAATGATTCAATCATTGATTACCAAAGAGATTATTGGTATGCTTGCTCCTGAGACAGAGATTCCAGAATATCAAGAAGCATACATCAAAACAGTACAAGACCCTGATTTAAGAAACTTAATGATGGAAACTGATGAAGCAGTATTGAGCCGTGATTTATATCCATCAATGATACCAGAACATGAGATGTTTGGTGAAGATGATAATGAAGATGGCAAGAAACAAGCAGAACAAGATAACGCTATGGGAGAAGCAGACAACACTAGTTTACTAGGTGGTGCTGGTACTCCTGTAACTAATGTAGGTATGACTTACTACACACAACAAGTCGCTCCAGTATTGTTGAATACCATGAGTATCGGAAGATAAAACACATATTTGATACGAATGAATAAATACATTACAACTTCGGTTGCTCCGTTACAGCAAGGAAAAACTTAACATGGATCAAAATACATTCGTTGGCAACGATAGCCAGACAAACGCAAACCAGTCGCTCTCACAAGCAGAAGGTGGCAATGAGCAAAAGATTGACCCAGGTGCTATTCGCAAAAGCACCACACAATCTATATTGAATGCTTTAAGCAATGCTTCAGGCAGTCAATTTGGTAGTGTAGAAGAGGCGTTAGCCTTCATGGCGAGAACTAGTGTTCAAACAAAATCCGATGGCAACGCACAGCCAGTAGATAACCAACAAAATCAGAATCGTTCTGGTCGGGTCACAACAAATGACTTGCAGGAGCAGTTTAGCAAACTTCAACAAGACTTGTCTCGTAAAGAGCAGGCGCTTCGTGAGAAGGAACTAGACTCAGATATCCAGCGAGCCATGGGTGAGAAATTTGACAGCGACTTACTAGATTATGCTTTGAACAAAGTAAAGTCAAACATTCAATGGAATAATGACGGCACTTATCAAATCACAGATAGTAAAGGTCGTGAACGATATGGTAGTGATGGTAATCCGCTTTCAATTCAGGGTTTAGTAAATGAAGTAGCGGCGGGAAACCCCAAACTTCTAAAACAGAGTAATCTAAATTCTGGATCTGGTTTAAGACCCGGACAAGGTAGTTTCACTGGCGCATCTGATGAAGCAGTACCCGACTATAGCCGTGACCCAGCAGCGTTCAACGCATGGGCTAACAAAAACGGTTTAGGTAAAGGTGTTGGTTTGAAAGGTCTAGGCGTTACAGCGACAGTATCAAGTGCGAGTCGTAAAGTACTCTGATTGCCAACTTATATATAAAGGAAAAATATTATGGCTTATGTTCTCGGCGGTCCAAATAATGAAGGTGATGGTTTCACCACGGCTATCTCCAACTTCGCCCTTCGTGCCATGCACGAGTCTAATGGGTTAGTTAACTTTACTAATGTTGTTACACCTACACAAGGTCAAACATTCTTAGTACCTAACTTCGCACCTATCACATATCAAGACTACAATGCTAACGGCACTGGTGGTACATATGGTACAGGTAATGCGGTTGTACAAAACCCAGCATTGGGTCAAGGTACAATCACAGCAACTCCAGCAGTTGCTCAAACAGCGTTTGATATCTTCTACGGCTGGACTACTTCTTTCACACTAGCAGCAACGCTAGGTGCTGAACTTGGTGAGTCTTTCGCTGAAAAGGTTGATCAGCGTGTTACAGCAGCATTTGAGCAATTCAAAGTATCTCCAGGTAATACTTACTACGCAACTTCAGCAGACGGCTTTGACCGTGTGTTACAATTAGGTGCGATGGAAGTTATCGGTGCTACAAACACTAGTGGTACATGGACACCTGGTTTCACATGTAACAGTATTCTTGACTTGGTTCGTTTAGTCAAGCAGAACTTTAAGGTTGCTCGTATGCCTGGAACTCCTGTTATTGTTCTAGACAGTAACGGTGATGCTCAAGTTCAAAATGCTTACACTGGTAACCAAGTAGGTTCTTCATTGAATCGTCTATTGGCTGAATTGACCGGTGGTGCTGTTTCTCAGTCTGGTGGTTCTAATCTATCAGCATTGGGTAATGAATTGCTATCAACTGGTAAGATTGAAAGTGTTTATGGCTGTATGGTTATGTTCACTACTTTCCTACAATCAGCAAGTCGTACAGTTGTAGGTCAAGCAAGTCTTCCAGTATTGGTTGGTGCTTACTTTGGTGACAGTGCTTTGTTCACTGTTATGAAAGAAGGACTACAGATCAAGACTGGTGAAGTACCAGGTGGTCTACAAATCTGGTTGACTGGTGTTGGATACTTCGGTTCTGGCGTTGGTGACCTTCGTAGAGGCGGTGCTATTAACATTCTTCAAGAATAATTTGAATAAGAGAGAGTGGCAACACTCTCTCGTTGTCTAGGAAAAATAATATGTCAGTACCCTATCAAAGAATCTCAAACGCAACAGTAAGAGACATACAGTTTTACGATCCGGCAGCGGAGCGTAGAGCAGCGGCTCTTAATGTTGATTGGGAACCTTATTTTAAAGTCGGTTCGCAAGAATGGCTTTATAAATTAGAATTCGGCTGGTGGCAAAAGTATTGTGATACAGTGCTTGGTGCTTACTATTATGCCAATTTGCCTAATGGACAATTGATATCAAGTTTTAATCCTAGTCTACTTATTAAAAACGACCAAACATTAATTCGGTTAGATACATTCGGTGCGATTCAAGTTTTCTATGAATCACTAGTTACTGATGTGTCTAATATGAATGAAGTTGATGTACAAAACTATGAGTTTGCCGTCAAGCGTTGTGAGAATGAGTGGACGAAGGCGTTACAGTTGATGAACTTCTATGATTTATATCAGGATGCACCAAATGGACCGACTACGAAACTTGAAGAAAATTGGACCGCTGATGTTGATTATTTCAACGGTGATCGGAGATATTTCTAATGGCTAGAACAATATCGTACAATGTACTCAATCAACCTTATACAACGCAAGAGCAAATACTTGCGGTTATAAGGAGAGATATTCCATCAACATGGAACATCCCTGTCTTTGAAGATTTCCCAAGCGAATCTGAAAAGGTAAGATATGGAGTATATGTAAGTGATGTTCACCAAGACGATAGAAATCCTCACCAACTTGGTGTTCAATATGGTGGAAGTATATATCATGCTTATGATACATTTAGCGTGACTTATATTTCATATCAAGAGGACCCATATAATCAACCAGTAAATGCGATTATTGCTAACCTAGTAACCGCAGTAAAAGACGATGGTCAACAATTATTTGATGGATATTTTGAAAGAGATTTCACGCAAGTAAGAACATATGGACCAACGCAGGCAGAACGACACGACTGGACATTCAGAGTTTTAAGACTAGAATTTAATACATAAAAGCCAACAACACAAGGAGACAATCATGGCAAGAATCACGACAAATACAACTGGAACACAACCAGTTATCATCATTGGATTATCAGGGGCTAACCTTGCTAATTCATCAGTAGCACTTACTATACCATTCGTACAAGATTTAACTATCACCAACAGTACTGGTGTTTATTCATACACAACATTTAGTGATGTTGATATGCGTAAACTTAGTACACCTGCTGATAATGAAGCAAGTACAAATGTTGTAGTTGATAATTTAGCATACTTTGGTAACGCCGCGGCAACAGCCAACACAGCACCATTCTTAGGTATCGCAAGTTTATCAACCAACAAGAATACATTAGACTTTGAAATCTATTGGAATGGTACCGCAGCAAACGCATACTTCTATAGTGGATCAGGCTTTATAACAAGTCTTGCTCCAACTACTAGTCCTGATGCACCAGTCTGGGTGACTCCATTAACTATCGCAGTTGATGGTGCTTTCACTGTAGACCAAGTGTAATCAGAGTGTACGCAAGAAAAGGGGATACTCAAAAGGTATCCCTTTTTTAACAATTTATTGAAAGAAACAAATCATGGAACAAACATATCTAAAAACAGATGAAGAAAAATTGCGTTCATTACTAAGTGATGAAGCAAAGATGATGCCTATGCTTGACAACATGTTAGCAACGATTAGGCAAATGAAAGCCAAACAGGCATTTCGTATAGCGTTACTCAATCAATTGATTGACAACCTAGATGAAAAAGAATAAATAGATTAAACAACTTAAAAGGAAAAACAAATGAAACTCTCTCAACTCACAGCAAAACCCCAATTAGTACTTATTGAACTTAATGATGACGATGTTATCAAAGAGTTTGGTGAATCCATTACCTTTCACACATGGGACAGACAACCAATGGATGTGTTTATGAAACTAGCAGGTGCCACTCAAAATGATACATCAGCAATCATAAGCATTGTTCGCACATTGATATTAGATGACAAAGGCAAAGAGATTCTTAAAGATGACGCTATGCTTCCTACACATGTATTGATGAAGGCGATCATGAAGGTGACCGAACTATTGGGAAAGTAACAAAGGACAGTATTGACCCCAAATCTGAAAAGATGGTTTTAATACTGACCATAGATGGTCTTGGTAAGCGTTATGGAATGCTACCAAGTGAAGTATTAGAAAGAAGTAATACATTTGATTTGTATATTATGGACGCAGCAATGACATTTGAAAGTTATCATCACAAGAAGTCAATGAACAACGGTCGTGAGCCAATCCCAGATTATACAACAGATGAATTACAAAACATAATGGATAAGGTAAGGGGTGAATAATGTCTATAAAGATGTCAATTAATGTTAAGAGTCAGATTAAACCTGTACTTAAGTCTATACAGACTAAATTGAATAACTTGCCATTAGAAGCCTATAAAGAGTTTGTTGCTGAAACACCAATACGCAGCGGTCATGCTAGACGCAGTACTAAGATAAGCAACAACACTATTATTGCTAGTTACCCTTATGCTCAACGATTAGACGAAGGATGGAGTCAACAAAGTCCTGATGGTATGATTAAGCCAACTGAAGATTTCATCAAGAAGCGTTACGCACAAATAATGGCGGGAAAGTAATATGGCAACAATCGCAACCAACACAATAGCATTAAATGTATCAGGTAATGCCGGACAAGAATTAGCAAAACTACAAAATAGTGTAGATAAAGTCACTAAGAGTTTTGGTCAACTACAAGCATCATTAGGTGTAGCAGCCATGACCGCCTTTATGGCAACAGCAATCAAATTTGCTGATGACATGCAGGACTTATCAAATGCTACTGGCATCGCAACTAACAGCATCATTGGATTAAGCAAAACATTTGAACAGAATGGTGGTAGTGCTGAACAAGCCAGAGCAGCAGTATTAAAACTATCACAAACAATTGCTGATGCTAGTGAAGGTAGCAATGACGCCATGCTGGCATTTAAGCGTGTTGGCGTTTCAATGGATGACTTACAACATGCCAGCGAACAAGACATTATGGAAAAGACCATACAAGGTCTTGCTAAGATTGGTGATGCTAGTTTACGATTAAAAGCAGCAGTTGATATCATGGGCAAAGGTGCCAAAGGTGTTGACTTTACAGGTGTGGCAGCAGGATACGCTTCAGCAGCACAAGAAGCCAAGAAGTATAATGATGCTGTTAAAGCCAGCGCAGAATTAAATGATAAGTTTGAAGCAGCAGTTGGTAAGTTAAAACTTAGTTTCTTAAAAACATTTGAACCAATTGCTAATGCCATCAATAAGATGGATGAAGAAAAATTATCCAAGATGATTGAATCAATTGGTACAATGGCAGTAGCACTAACTTCATTAGCAGCAAGTGTTAAAGTACTTACATTGATTGGTGAAGGATTCGCAGCAATGTGGGCATGGGCCAGCCTAGTTGGTCCAGCAGTAGCATCACTATCAAAAACTTTTAGCGCATGGGGAGTTAGAATAGCCGGCTTATCTAAAGATATTGCCGCAGGCACAAGCGTGTTCGTAGCATTTAGTACACACCTTAGAATCATGGCAGAGAAAACAATACCATATCTATTCGCTGGATTTGGTATGTTGACAAAAGGATTGCTTGGTTGGTTAGGTATAATTTGGTTGGTAAATGATGCGATAGATTTGATGACGGGTAAAGGATTGATTGGTTGGCTAGGTGCTGCCTACGACAAGATGAAAGCCATGCTTGGTCTAAAATCTGAATTAGAAGCATCAGGCGCAGGTGCCGGCAGAGGCAAAATGTCGCAGGCTGACATTGATGGTATAACTAAAAACGGTGAAGCACAACGGGCTGAAGGTGAAAGAACTCAAAAGGCATTAACTGAGCAAACAGAACGCTTTGCGGAAATGCGTTCCGCAATCGCATTAAACAATTCATTAAAAGATGCTGATGAAATTAAAACGATTCAGTTAAACGCAGCAGCAGAAATAGCGAAGGCTAAACAAGATATTGCTACTAAGTATTCTGGAATGCCAGATGAAAAAATAAAGGCAGAACAATCACTTAAAGCAGCAGAGATTCAATCTAGAGCCAATCTTGAAATTTACAAGATACAAAAACAAAGAACAATTGAAAATGCTAAATTTACAGATCAGTTAGAGCGTCAAGTTGATTTGTATGGTTCAGAGTTACATAATGGTGTTGTTCAAATAGATCAAGTAAATTCATTATTAATGAAGAATGGTCAACTAACTAATATTAGTGAAGACCAATTAGCAATTGAAAAAGCAAAACTACAGATGACTCAAGGGTTGCGAACCGCAATTGCTGGGTTACAAAGTCAAGTACAAGATTTAGAATTGGATCAAAAATTAGGTATAGGTGATCCAGCAGAAAACGCTAGAAGAATAGAATTATTAAAGAGCAAATATCAACAGTTACAAATTCAAACTACTTCTTATCAAATGGCACTTGAAGATGCCATGAAAACTGAACAATCAATTAAGATGATTCAGGAAGATCGTATTCGCACAATTGAGAATATGAACAAAGCCATTGAGGATCAGATTGCTCGTCAACAAACATTAGGTGGTATATTACAAGGTATCAATGATAAGAAGGTTGACTTAAGTTTTGATACATCGCAAGCAGGTCGTAACCCATTACAAAAACAAATGGCACAGATCCAAGAAGATGCTCGTAAAGCCGCACTAGAAGCAGGCAGAACATTCGCAGCAGGTTTCCAAGACATGGATTTGACAGCAGCACAAGCAAAAGAATTGGCTGATGGATTAGATCAAATTGCTAAATCATATGAAGGCATTGCCAAAGCACAGACTGATAATTTACTAGCAAGTCGTTCATGGGAAGCAGGATGGAAAACAGCGTTTGACAATTACATGGATAACGCAACCAACGCTGCCACAAGAGCAGGCGAAGTGTTTAGTGCTGTTACTAGCAAAATGAATAGTGCCATTGATAACTTTGTTGAGAATGGTAAGTTTAGTTTTGGCGATTTGGCTAAGTCTATCATACAAGATTTGATTAAGATTGAATTGAAAGCACAAGCAACTAAATTATTATCAATGATAGGTGGCGGTGGTGGTATACTTTCAACAATTGGTTCATTCTTAGGTTTTGCTGAAGGTGGCAATCCACCAATCAATAAACCAAGTATTGTTGGTGAGAAAGGTCCTGAATTGTTTATACCAAGATCAGCAGGAACGATCATACCAAATGGCGCTGGCATGGGCGGTGGTGTTGTTAACAAGACATATATTACCAACAACATATCAGCGATAGATAGTAAGAGTGTAGCGCAATTGTTTGCTGAGAATCGTAAAACATTGCTTGGCACAGTTCAGTTAGCACAAAAAGAATTACCTTACGGTAACAGATAAGGAACAATAAATGAGTGGATTACAAACAATCATAAACAATTGTAACACGATTAAATTTAACCGTCGTAATGTTGTTGGAACACAATATACACGAAATGAAATACCTCGTGTAAGTCAAACACCAACAAAGAATCCATGGAAGATTACAGTTGAAATGCCAAACAGTTTTGGCTATAGTGATGCTAGAGCATTGATGGAAGAACTTGATACATTAGATACTTTTACTAATCAAGAAGTAACATTCAGCAATAATGCCAAACTAAGTTGGATATTTAGATATCAAGGAACCTTAACTAACACACAACTGAATGGATTTACAGTAGTAAGTTACACAGGCAATCAATTAATATTGAGTGGCTTACCTACAGTAGCAGCAACTACAGTAATGTTCAAAAAGAATGACTTGATACAAATTAATACTTTCCCCTACCCATTCACAACTCAGCAAGATGTATTGCGTGGTACTGGTGGAACAGTAACCATTACAACAAGCAGACCAAACATAATATCAAGTAGCGTTACTGGATATGGTATTACAGTTGGTAACACTTGTACATTCAATGTTTTCTGTCCTAACATGCCAGTATACAAATTAATACCGGGTGGTTGGAAAATAAGTAATGGTATAACAACAAACAATGCTTACTTAGAATGGTCAGATAATTTCTATCTTTACGAATGGGTTGGAGAAGCATAATGGAAATCATACCAGCAGTTGACGATAAAACAAGCATTAATAGTGCCGAGTTTGTTAAACTAACAATTTATAACGATGTGTCAAACACAGCGGACACAACCATTTACACCTTCTCAAGTGCTTATAAGTATGAGACAATAGGTGGTACATCATATAGTCCCCTAGGTGGATTGCTTGCTGTAGGTATTCAACAAAGAGACATTCGTGTTACATCAGCAGATACATCAATCAGTTTGAGTGGTATCCCTAGCGATGGTTCAGACAACATGGCAATCGTGTTAGGCACAAAGATTCGTGGTAGTATAATTGAAGTCATTAGAGGATTCTACAATGCTAATTATGTATTGACCAGCGTAGCGCAGCGTTTTACTGGCATCGTTACAAGTTATAACATTAGTGAAGAACGCCATGATTTGGTTGATAACTTTACCATTACATTAAACGCAAGTAGTTATAAGAATGTATTACAGAATCGTGTTGCCGGACGCAAGACGAATGGTGAGAGTTGGAAATCATTTCCTATATCAGCAACTGATACCTCAATGGATAATGTTTATAGTTTAGCAGATCAATACTTTGACTTTGGTGTGAAACCAAAAGAGGGAGCAACAACGCAAAGTACAGCATCAGCAACTTCAGCACAAGGTAGTCAAAGTACTAAGACACCAAGATGAAGATAAGACATGCTACCAAATATGATGCTAGAAGCATAATCAATATGCTTTGGCATTACCATGACTCCGGTGATATAGAGGGACTAAACATTGCTGACGAACAAACAGCATTGAGAGTCCTTACACATATATTAGCAGGCGCTGGCATAGCATTAGTTGCTGAAAAGAATGATGAACTAGTTGGTATGTTGATAGCATACAAAGTACCATTCTTATGGGACAATAGCAAATACATAATGAATGAGATTGCTTATTGGGTAGAGTTAGAACATAGAGGTGGTACAGCAGGTTACAGATTGCTTAAAGAATATGTAAAAGAATGTGAACAAATGAAAGACGAAGCAATGATAGCAAATTACACGATAAGCCAAATGGAGGGTCAATCATTGAATTACTCACGCTTTGGCTTCAAGCCCATAGAACATACTTGGAGTACATAAGATGCCAATTTTTACAGCCATAGCAGCAGTAGTTACTTCAGTCGCAGCAGCAGTTGGGTTTAGTGCCGCAGCAGCATCAGCAATTGGTGCTGTTGGTGCGTTTGCCGCAAGAACATTATTGACAATTGGTATCAGTAAACTGTTATCAAATACAACTGATAGTCAAGCAGGTGGTAGCAATACACCAGCAGCAGATCCAAGAGCGCAGAAGTCTCCAACTACAGTTAACAAAATTCCAGTAGTATATGGTTCAGCATATGTTGGTCCTACTATTACTGATGCGATACTAAGCACAGACCAACAAACAATGTATTATGTTTGTGCGTTAAGTGAAGTAACAACAGGCACATTTACATATGGTAACATATATTACAATGGTGACTTAGTAGAATTAGGTACTGGTGGTGATGTTGCTAAAGTTATAAGTTTAACAAACAATGCTGTGCCTCCACAAACAGATACCAAGATTGCCGGCAACATGTTTATATACTTGTTTAACAATGGTAGCAGTAGTGGTATTAATACTGGTGGATTAACAGCAATACAAATACTTTCAGACGCTAGTATTCCAGTAGACAGTCGTTGGTCAGCAACAGATACAATGAGTAGTTGTGCGTTTGCTATTGTCAAATTAAATTACAATTCAGATGCTGGCACAACACAAATTGGAAGTTTGAATTTCCAACTTATTAATGATTTAGATAACCCAGGTACAGTTATTGCTAATTACTTAACTAACACAGTATATGGTTGTGCTATTCCAGTAGACAATGTTGACTTAGATAGTTTAACAGCATTGGCTTTGTATAGTGATGAATTGATTGATTACATTGATGTTGATGGTAATCCACAAACACAAGCAAGATATCGTATCAATGGTCCTATCAACACAGGACAAAACTGTTTAGCAAACTTACAAGATTTATGTGATGCTTGCGATAGTTGGTTACAATATAGTGAATTGACTGGTCAATGGAAAGTTGTTATCAACCAAAGTTATGAAGATTACACAACCTTCAATGATTTGTATTTGATTGATAGTTCTAACTTGATTGGCGGCATTGATATTAATCCAATTGATTTAAATTCAACTTATAACAGTTTAGAAGTTGGGTATCCAAATGTAAACATTAAGGATCAAACTGATTACAGAGTGTTTAACTTAGTTGACTATGTGCCAGAAGTAATGAGTCCAAATGAAGCAGCAAATCAATTGGTTGTCAATTATCCTCAAGTAAACAACTACATTCAAGCAGCATATCTTGGTGAGCGTAGATTGCTTCAAAGTCGTGAAGATTTGATTATCACTTGTGCGTTAGACTATAGTGGTATACAAATTGAAGCCGGTGATGTTGTAAGAGTTACATTAGCAGAATATGGCTGGGATGAGAAACTATTCCGTGTCAGTCAAGTACAAGAAGTAAAAGATTCTGAAGGATTCTTAGGTGCTCGTATTTCAGCGTTTGAATATAACAATACAATATATGCTAATGATCCATTAAATGATTTTATACCAGAAGCAAACACAGGATTGACTAATCCAAAATGGTTAGACAATCCTGGAACTCCTGTGATTACAACTAATCCATTGGCCAATGGTACAGTTAAAAGTTTTGTAGTAACAAGCACAGCGCCTGCTGTTGGTAGTACTATGTTTATGGATTTTAATTATGGATTGACTAGTAATGTTGATACACATAAATCATACACAACAGTTCAAACAAGTGATGGAACACCGTTTGTGGTCAGTTCATCAGTAAGTATTAATGTAGTTAATTTACCACCAGAAACATATTACTGGTCAACAACAGCAAGAACAACCGAGACTGGTTACAAATCATTAGCAAGTAGTCCATATACATGGGGAGGTCCTAATGTTACTGAATGGGATTCAGGTGCTAACGCAGGTGGTATAACAAATAACAATATCAGTAATGGTACCATTACTGGAAGCAAAGTTAGTAGTAATACAATTACTAGTAACAACATGACTACAACAGGTGTAACAGCGGGTAGTTATACTAGTACAAACATTACAGTTGATAGTGCTGGTCGTGTTACAGCAGCAGCAAATGGAACTGGTGGTATAAGTGGTATAGCAGTACAAGAAGAAGGTACTACGGTTGTCAATAATGCTGCCACAATGAATTTTATTGGTTCATCAGTAACGGTGACTAATGTAGGTAATGTTGCTACTGTTACTATTGGTAGTGGCGGCAGCGGAAACGGCGCATATACATATATTAATGATAGATCATTCTTCTTGACTGGCGGCGTTAATCCATTAACATCAGTAAGATCATTGAGCAGTTTTGGCGCATGTAAGATACCAGGCGGATATCAATCAAATGTATCCACCGGTGCGTATGAAGCACTTAATTATACCGGAGCATATCCATGGTACACAGCAACTAGTAGCACAGCAGACGGATATTTAGCAAATAGTACATATCCAATGACACCTACTAATGCTGGCATACAAGATTTAGGCACAGCAGCATCATTAGGCGGTAGACAAGGTTGGTGGACAATGATTGGTTCTCAAGTACCTGTAGGAGATCGTATAGCAAATGCTCAATTTAATTGTACAAGTACATTACAAGTAATGACTGAAATTACTGATGCTATACAATTTGCTGGCTATTATAAAACTGTACAAATAAGCAATACCGCAAACATTAGTAACGCATTAAGATTAGATAGTACAATATCATCATTTATTATGGTTGCTAATGCTCCACAAATGCTTACATTAGATTGGAACATTGAAGGTAACGCAAACTTTGCGATATATGAAATGGGCATGGCAATAAGATGGCCAGATGCTGGCCATTCAAACGCAAATGTGTTTACTGGTACATGTTTACTTACAAAACCAAGTGGATGGTTATATAATGATATTGGTTGGTTAGTTCCATAAAAGAGTATAAATAGATATAAGGAAACAAACATATGAGTTTACTATTAAACGGTTCAAGAACGATGACAATTGCTGGAACACCTATCCAGTGTCTTGAGATATATACAGGTGAGAGTTACACGATACCATTTACATTTACTGATAGCACGGGTAATGCTATTAATTGTAATGGTTGGACATTAGGCACGACAGCAAAGTTTTATAATGTAGATACAGTTGCGTACCCAGATGAGAATACAGTTACATTAGGAAATTTAACATTGAATAGTCCTCAACCAAGTACTGGAGCAAACACTTATAGTGCTAATCTTACAGCAGCATTTACAACAGCAGCAACTGGCATAGGATACATGTATATTCCAACTGATATATCAGGGGGAACAGGTAGTCCAAATCCAACTCCAACGATAACATTAGCAAACACTAGTGCTAATAGTACATTGGTTATTGTTACATTAAGCGTATCAAGAACCGATGGATTAAGTGGTAAAGTAGATTATAATCGTGAGCCAATTGGCTTTATCGTAAGGTATCAATAATGTCTGACATCAACGCAAACATAGTTATTGCGCCAATTGATTTGAATGTTACTGTTAGCACAAATCAATTGAGTTTTACGCCGGATGCGATAAACATGAGTATCTATTCAGGTGGTTTATCCGCAATCGCTAGTGGGGTAGATGCTCCTATTGCTAATGTACATATCACTGGTGGTGGTAATGGTTACTATTTACAAACTGATGGTACAGGTAATTTAGATTGGGCACAATATGCTAATGCTAATTATGTAAATGCTACTGTTAGTAATGTTCACATTTCAGGTGGAACAAATGGATATGTATTACAAACTGATGGTACTGGTAACTTAAACTGGACAGCAATGACCGGTGGTGGTGGTAATGGTACACCCGGTGGCGCCAACACTCAAGTTCAATATAATAATAGTGGGGTATTTGCCGGTAACACCGGATTTACTTACAATCAAACTACTGGTGTATTAAGTTCACAATACTATTCTGGTAACGCAAATGGGTTGTTCAATGTTGTTGGGGCGAATGTTACAGGATATGTTGCTAACGCAACTCATGCGAATGTTGCCGATTCAGCCAATACGGTTACAGGTTCTAATGTGTCTGGGCAAGTAGCCAACGCACTAGTAGCCGGTACTGTATATACAAATGCTCAACCAAACATCACAAGTGTTGGTACATTAACTTCACTTACTGTTTCTGGTAACAGCAACACGGGAAACATTTATACTAGTGGAACATCAGGAAACATTTCTGGTGCTAATGTAATATTCGCAAATACATTTGTTGCCAATAGTTCAATTAATTTTACAGCAGCAAGTAATGTAAGTTTAGGTTCTAATAGTAATGTAAAAATAACAGGTGGATCATCTGGTCAATTTCTTCAAACAGACGGTGCCGGTAATTTATCATTTGGTACTGTAAGTTCTTCAAGCATTAGTAATGGTAATAGTAATATATCAATTGCTTTAAATAGTAGTATTACAATGGCAGTTAGCGGGTCTAATCGTGCTACAGTAACAACTACTGGGATAACAGCCGGTCAATTTACATCCAATGTGGCTACAGGAACAGCACCATTAGTAGTTACATCAACTACTGTTGTTGCTAATTTAAGAGCAGCCACAGCAAACTTAGCAACAAACGCAACAACAGCAACTACCGCATTAGCAGTTACCGGAGCAAATTTAAATACTGATTGGGTTAATATTGGCAATAATGCTTCAGCAAATACTGTTTTATATTCAATTGCGATTGGTGCTAATGCTTTTGCTGGATCATATCGTGCTGTATCTATTGGTTATCAAGCCGGTACTAATATCGCTAATACAACTGATGTAATATCTATTGGATGGAAAGCAGGTCGTCTTATACTAAGTAATGCTATAGCAATTGGAGCAGGCTCCGGTAATGTAGCCAACTCATATTCAATATCAATTGGTAAAGATTCTGGTTATTATGCTGGAGCAAATACCATTTCAATAGGATTTCAAGCAGGATTTGGTACCGGCGGCGTTTCTGGACCAGCAAACACTATTGCTATTGGCCTATTAGCCGGTAATAGTAATATTCATGCTAATTCAATTATATTAAATGCTTCCGGAGTAGATTTGTCAAGTACACAATCAGATAGTTTATTTGTTAAACCAATAAGAGATGTTACTGGTAATGCTTCATTTACAAAAACACTTATGTATAATCCTACTACAGGTGAAATAGGATATATATAATGGGAATTAGTATTCTAACGGGTATAACTATTGAAGGTGGAATTTCTATTACTAGAGAAGTTGAAATACCAGAAAATCAAGTTCCTCCTGTAGTTTCCGGTAACACAATAGTAAGAAGTACTCTTACTACTACTAATGGAACATGGGTAACAATATATGCCCCAACTTATTCTTATCAATGGCAACATAGTTCATCTAACATATCCGGTGCTACATCAAATACATATGTTATCCCAACTACATATATAGGTGAAAATTTACAATGTGTAGTTACAGCAACCAATATATCCGGTAACGGTTCAGCAACAAGTAATTCAATTGGTCCCATAACAGCAAATGTTCCATTAGCACCAACTATCGGAACAGCAACAAGTATTAGTTCAACATCAGCAAACATTACATTTACTGTTCCATCAAGTGATGGCGGATCAGCAATTACATTATATACGGCAACTTCAAACACCGGTGGATTAAGTGGCACAGGAACAAGTTCTCCTATTACAGTTACTGGATTAACTACTGGACAAGCATATACATTTACAGTTACAGCAACAAATAGTATTGGCGTAAGTAGTCCAAGCGCAGCAAGTAATTCAGTAGTAATTATGCCCGCTGTTGGTGACTTTTTTAGAGGTGGTTATTTCTTATATGGTAACAGTACAACATATCATGTTATAGGTCCAGTATCTGAACAATGCGGGCCGTTAATAGGAAATAGTGCGGATCAATATTTCTTAAGAAATATTAATGGATATACTGATTGGAGCCTAGGTCTATTAGCCGAAGTACAAAACGCATATACATACAATAGCCAATTAACTACGGTTGGGCAAGGATTAAACACATATACCTATTGGTCAGAGCAGGGACCATCAGTTGGTAATTTTTATTATGTTAGTATGGCTACTGGCGCAACAGGAAGTACTAGTAAATATGGACCTGCAACATATTATGGTAGACCTTACAGGAGAGCCGCTTGGTAATTATTACCTAGCATAAATAGATTATATACACGAACAATTGCGAGGCAGCAAATGTTCGTCAACATGCGAGTTAGCAAAGGAAAAACAATATGGCCAAATTCACTCAAGCGACATTAAATCAAGTCGCGGGTTTTGATGCTCAAGTTCTAGCACAAAACCTCATATACAACCAAAAAGACTTTTGGAACTTTGAATGGTCAACCATAACAAGTTACACTAGTGGATGGCAAACTGGTACTACACCAGTAGACTTAACTGGTGCTACCATCAATGCTCAAATCATTCGTAGAGCAATTACAAACTTTAGCGATAGCAGAACTGGATATGATTTTACAATACATGATTATCCTCTTGTTCCTCTTATCACTACAATATCAGCAGCAGATACCACAACAGATGAATTTACATGTCTTACTACAGTAGACTTATTTGTAGATCAGCCCGTACAATTCGTAGGAGCAGTTTTTGGTGGGGTAGCAATAAATACAACTTACTATGTAAAAACAATAGTAACAGAAACAACATTCACAATCTCAGCAACGCAAGGTGGTTCAACATTTAATTTAACTACAGCAGCGGGCACAATGAGAATGAATCGTGTGACACCAACTCCAGTAGTGTTGCCTATATCGAATGTTGTTGACGCAGCAGGCACATTCACAATGACAATTGACGATGACACATGGGACTTAATCGCAGGTGACCCAGACTTAGATATCAACGCAACTGATCCAGCATGTTATACGGGTAGAGTTAAGATTAGTTTCCCCGCAGTTGGTACACAACCAGCATATGATGAAGCAGTATTCTTATTGTTTCTTGTAAATTCAGACGGCGTAATCAACTATTAATCATGGCTAATCAAATAAACATAACAAACACAGGCAATGTACAAGTTGCTGTAACTCCTCCACCAAATGTACAAGTACAAGTTAGCCGTTCAGCAATTGGTACAATAGCAAATGTGCCAACAGCAAACTATGCTAACTACGCAAATTATGCTAATTTTTCTGGCAACTTAATTGTTCCTGGCAATCAAAATAATGTACATGTAAACTTAGGCAATACTTACATAGATTCTTTTACATATGACGGTGCCAACAAATATACGCAAATGTATCAGAACCGAGAAAATTGGCAAGTATATCCAGAAGATGATACAACAGGACCTTATCCTGCATGGTCATGGCTTAATGTAGATTTAAGTAATGTTAATCAACCTACTATCATTCTAGAAACTAAGCCAGCAAATATAAATGTAACAAACACATGGACATTTGATGCTCAGGGTAATATGACATTGCCCGGTAACACATTCAGTATCAATTACGCAAATGGAACGCAAGCATCAACAGCAGGCGCTACAGGACCACAAGGTGCTACAGGACCCGCAGGCGCTACTGGTGCTCCTGGACCACAAGGTGCTACTGGCCCAATTGGTGCTACAGGTTTAACTGGATCAACAGGCGCAACAGGTGACACAGGTGCTACTGGCTCAGATGGTGCTACTGGACCACAAGGCGCAACAGGTGACACAGGTGCTACTGGCTTAACGGGAGATACTGGTGCTACAGGACCAACAGGCGCAACAGGTGACACAGGTGCTACTGGCGAAACAGGTGCTACTGGATTAGAGGGAGCAACAGGTGCTACTGGCGAAACAGGTGCTACTGGATTAGAGGGAGCAACAGGTGCTACTGGCGAAACAGGTGCTACTGGATTAGAGGGAGCAACAGGTGCTACAGGA